GCAGCCGCAGGGGCCGCCGCGGTTGTGCCGGAGATCGCCATGCGGAAGTAGCCGCCCGCGCCGTACTCGGGCGGCCTGGTGGTGACCCTGGCCGCGCGCCAGTTGGTCCCGTCGACCTCCATCACCGTCCCGCCGTTTCCAACGATTCCGACTGCCATGGCGATCTCCTAATTCCAGACCCACGAAATTGTATACAGCCCGTAAAGGCGTGGCTGCTGGTCTTGTGACTTGAATCCCTGCCTGCCGTCTGCGTTGACGGGCGACGCGCCGGTTTCTCTCGCGTACCCGTAGACGGTGAACCCCACCCCGGCCGAAACGGTCCCGGCGATGATCCGGGGAGGGTCGATCAGGTGCTCATCGGCCGAGTGATCGGCGGTGGCGGTAGGCATGATCCAGGCCTCGACCAGCGAGCCGGCCAAGATGGAACCCTGGCCGGTCACCGCGACGCTGGCCTCAAACGTCCCTGGCGCCGCGCCGAAGTTGATCGTGGTCGTGCCGGATGCGCCCATGGGCTACGTGATCTCGATGATGCCCAGGCCGCTCGTCGGGATCGCCACGTCGAAGGTGCCCGCGGTCGCCGCGATGGGCGCGCCGGCGAAGGCTCCGACGTAGAGCGCCGGCTTGCCCGCCACCGTGTCGTTGTAGACCATGCACCCGTCCGCCGAGCCGGTGAAGCCGGTCTGCTGCGCCATGGCCGCGAAGTCTAGGTAAGCCGTGTCGGTGGAGAGGGCCACGGTTCGACCGGTCAGCGTCACCCCGCCGGCCGGGTAGGTCCCGCTGGCCGCGACCTCGTCGGTCCCGAGGTTCGACGTGCTGGGGGCGCCGGTCCCGGGCGTTCCTGCCGCGGTTGTCGACTTTGAGTAGGTCCCGGAGTGCCCCGTCTTGATCAACGCCATTTTGTAGACGTGGGCGGCGAGGTGGACGCCGTTGATGAACTCCACCTTCGCGGAGTTGCAAGTCGCAGTTGTGATCGCCATTCTCTCTCCCGGCGCGAGGCGCCCATGTGCCGGTTTAGGTTAGGACCAACCGTGGACACGGAGCCTAGAGCCGCAGGAACCCCCGAGTTGCGTAGACATCGACCGTCCCGGCGTCCTTCGTCATGCGCTGCAGCGCCGTCACGGCCGCCGAGATGCCGTCGATCTTGTCCTTGCTGCGCTTCTTGTCGGGGGCGATCCCCAGGTTGGCGTCCGTCCGCTTGGTAGCGTTGCCGACCATCCACCGCATGACCGGGTTCGGGCCGCCCGGCGCGCCCGTAGCCCTCGCCTTGCGCTCCACGATCGACGCCTCGAGCCACTTCGACGGCTCGGAGAGCGAGAGCGTGCCCTGTCGAACGTCGACCATGGTCAGGCCGTCCTGCTCGCCGAGTTGGGCCGCGATCTGCGTCGCACTGCGGGCGTCGAAGCCGATCTCGGTGAAGGCGAACCGCTCCCGGAGTTGGTTGATCTCGCGCCGGATGAAGGCATGGTCGACCACCTCGCCCGGGGTAGCAATTAGCCACCCCTGCTGCACCCATTCACGCAGGAACTGGCGATTTTTCCGCGCCTGGATCTCGACCTGCGCCTCGGGGAGCCAGAAGCGGGCGGTCATGTCGAGCCGGTCGCCCCGCTGAAAGACCAGCACGAAAGCGCAGAGGTCGATCTTCTCGGCGAGGTCCAGGCCCCCGACGCAGGGCAGGCCCTCGAGCTCCTGCTCGGCGAAGTCATCGGCCTCACTCTCGACCCACCGCTCGAGCGACAGCCACCGCTCGACCTGTTGCGTCCATCGGTTGAAGTGCAACCGCAGCACGTCGTTGAGCTTGGAGGGGTTTTGCTCGGCCTCCTTGACTTGCTCGGCGATGTAGTCCCGCTTAACGCTCACGCCGAGGTTGGGGTTCGCCTTCTCCCAGACCTTCGGATCGCGCCAGTCGTCCCCGTCATCGATCGCGGCGATGAAGGCGAACTGACGGTCATCCTCGATGGTCCCCTCGAGCACCTGGACGGCGTATGCGTGGTGCTGCCAGCCGACGCCTGTGGGGTCGTAGGTGCCGGCGGTGGTGACCTCGAGCGTCAGGGGCTGGCGCCGGGCGCCCGTGGCTGTGTCGAGCACCGAGGCGAGCTGCTCGTCCACCCAGGCATGCACCTCGTCGCGGATGTCCCCGCTCGGGTTGAGACCGTCGAGCGTCCCGAAGTCGGAGGCGAGGATCTGCATCTTCGACCGGGTGCCGTCGTAGACCAGGTTGGCGTGCTGCGCCCGGGGCGGCTTGATGAGCTTCGCCAGGTCCGGGGAGGCGCGGATCATCTCGCGCGCCGCGACGTGGCAGATTAGCGCCTGCTCCTTCTTCGTCGCCGTGGTGTAGACCTCGGCGCCTGGCTCCCCATCGGCGATTAGCAGGTAGAGGGCGAGGCCGGCGGCCAGCTCGGTTTTGCCGTTCTTGCGCGCCACCTCGATCCAGACCTTGCGGAAGCGGCGTGTCCCGTCCGTCCGCAGCCACCCGAAGACGGTCCTGACTATGGCCTTCTGCCACTCCTCGAGGAGCAGCGGCCTGCCTGCCCACTCTCCCTTGTGGTGCCGGCAGAAGTGCTCGATGAACTGGATCGGTCGCTCGGCCTCGACGGGGTCGAAGTGGAAGCCGCGGGGATGGCCGCCCGGCGCGTTCGCCAGCGCCAGATCGCGCGCGTGGCGTTCGTAGCAGAGCCGCTCGAGCTTGCCGATGGTCCTACTTGACGACACTGAGCCCCCTGACCTTCCCGGATAGGAAGTCGCCGATGTCGTCGGCCTTCTTGGGCGGCGTGGCGGCGACCTTGCTCCGGCTGGCGGGGTCCAGACCGAACCGCTGTAGCAGGCCGGCCGCGACCTGGGCCATCCGCACCAGCGCCGTGGGCGACTCGGCGGTCTCTGCGTCGTCGACCATCGCCAGGCACTTGCAGAGCAGGCGCAGGGCGGTCCGGTCCGAGACCGCATAGACGCCGAGCGCGTCGATCTGCGGCGCGAGCTCGAGCCAGGCGGCCCGCTCCTTCTGCTTCATGCCCTTGGGTGGGGGTGGGACAAGCACCGAGGGCAACTGCGGAGCCCCCTCCATCCTGCGGTCCTTCCGGCTTGTCCCCTCCAACTCCTTGACCGCATCGGGCTTTCTGTTGTTTCCACCGCGCATGACCCCTCCCTTTCGTTTTGAATCAAACTTCATGCCAACCGAAAACCTGACCGCTGACTGCACACATGCTTAGGAACCAATGACTGTTGCCGGGTGGTCTGGCTATGATTCGGACCGATCCGCGTGCGATTCCATGCCAAGTCTTGCTGCGTCACCACCGACCGAACCCTCCATCCCTGGTCGATGTCTTGGTCGAGTGGCACGACGCACAGCGTGGCTGCCAGTTGCTGCTGTCCCAGAAGAGACGCTGGTCCCCTCGGTGGGGCTGGATGTGGTCGACCACTGTGGCTGCTGCACCACAGGGGCAGAGAGGGTGCTGCCCTAAGTAGGTCGACCTCGCTTTGCGCCAGCGACTGGACGAATAGCCTCGCTCGTTGCCTGTCGTCCTTGCCTCTGTCTGCTGCTGTGCATGTGTAGGGCAACGATTGACCCCCCTCCCTACCCCCTTGCATCCAGGGTGTACGCACGCCTTGAGTGATTGGGATGGCATCTACCCTGCCCTGCTGACCAGGCGCACCCGGGAGGGCCTTGGGAATCCAGCCCTAGACCATGCCTTGAGTGCGTCGATGAGGGTGTCCAGGTTGCGCTCCTGCTCCTCGTCTGAGTCGCTGTCCTGATATGTGATCACAGCCTCGTGCGCCTGAACCCACACGACTTCCTGAACCCTACCCGTGCCCAAGGGAGAGTTGATCGGTTGCCCCCTCTGCAGGCGCTTGAAGTGACCCGCGCACAGGTCCTGCCTGAAAACGTGCTCCAAACACTCATCAACTCGGCAGTACGAAGTTCCCATGTGATCCCCCTTCCCTCCCCCGCCCCGAACGAGCGACGGGGGAGAGCCACGCCCGTTGAACTACCCCGCCCTCAAAGCTTCTTGCAGTTCCAGCGCCCTTCGCTCCATCTCGGCGCGGACGTTCTTCGCCATCGCCTTGAGCTGGTCGATGGAGAATCCGGTCAGGTCGAACCCGGAGCCCGTCTGGTGGCAGGCCCGGCACTTGCCCGATGCGTTCCGGGTCCTGCGCCCGCACCCGGGGCACTCGTACTCGGCGGTCCCGGTGGTGATGACGCGCTGCTGCTTCGCCAGGACCAGTTCGCTGATCGCCATGGTTACTCCCCTCCGTGTCTGGAACAGGTTG